TGCCAGCAACGACGAACGCCACGGCCGAGAGGCGGCGCGGAGGCGTTGTCGGACACAAGTGAGTTGCCGATGTCGCACAGGATGGCGTCGCCGTTGACAATGTCCATTGCCCACTCGCGCAGGCGATAGGAGGACGGTGCTGTGGTCACGCGTTCTCCAGTTCACGAATGCGAGCCTCGTGGTCTTCGATGCGCCGAAGCGCAGAATCCAAGAGCACGTCCTTGCGGCCCTGTTCGTTCTTGAGCTGGTTGAATTCGGTGGCAAGATGGTCGAAGGCGTCCTTCATCGCGCGGACGGTTTCGAGCAGAGAGGCCAGCGTTTCCTCTTTGCGCCCGAGCACCATCGCAAGACCGAGGATCATGCAGACAAACGTGGCTGCGCTGATCCAGTCACCAATCGTCATGGCGTCTTCCTTGCTTGGGGTGATGAGTGAAAAGACATGGACGGCCTTTCGACCGCCCATGAATCAAGCGTGTTGGTCAGGATGCTGAGGATGGCGCTGGAGCGGACGCGATTCGGGAAACCGCCGTCGTCGTGGGCGGCGGAGCCATGAGCATCGCGAGAGCGTGCTGGCCCTGGTCCCACGCGGCGTCGATGGCCTTCTGATGCTCGGCTCGCTCATCCCAGCCGGTGTCCTTGCCGGCCGCAACGCCGGTTTTGCGACCAAGAAGGGTTCCAGCGACGGTGCCGATTACACCGAGCGCCGCAATGCCTCCAGGAATCAACCCGGCGATTTGAGCGGTCTCGGGGCTCTTGATGATCGCGCCGATGGTGTCGATCTGAGCGTTCTTGGCCGCAATGGTGTTGAGCGCGTTGGTGGCGACATCGTGAATGTCGTTCATCTGCTGTTGGCGGACTGCCACAAACTGTCCAAGGGCGGCGGCCTTGCCTTCGCTCTTGGCTGCGAGGTCGTTGGCGATCTTGGCGGCCTCAAGCTCAGCGTTGCCTTTGAGGGCCGCAAGGCTCTGATTGGCTTCTCGCTCCCACCCGCGAACGTCGGCCGCCGCCCGAGCCTTTTCCGCATCGACCTCGGCGGCCTTCCGCTTGGTTTCCGATGCAGCCCAGGCCTGAACCTGATCGGCAGTCATCATGACAGAGGGGGTCTTGGGATCGCCGTCCGTGTCCACCGGGACGGTCGGTCCATTGGGCTCGAAGATGCTGCATCCGGGGATGGTCAGCAACAGGGCCGTCAGCAATGCGAGCCTGAGCGGACATTTCATTGCGTGCTCCTTCAAAATGAGCAAAAAGAAAATCCCCGCTCACTTGTGGCGAGCGGGGACGACAGGAGAAAGGGCGCGATGCAGATGAGACGGCCTAGTAGTCGCCGTCGATGCGCCAGGTGATGGTGATTGTGCCGTTCAGAACGCACGTCGCGCCCGAGCTGGGATCGCCGGTCGTAACGCCGTTCACGTAGATGTCCTTGGCGGTCGTGGTGCCATCCAGCCGCGTGTCGTTGCCGGCAGCGCGATAGGCATTGGCGACGGTCGCCGAAGCAGAAGAAGCGGCACAGATGTCGGCCTCGCCGGCGTCGGCAAGGTCGGCATCGGCATTCAGAGCGGCCGAGCCGGTCGAAATCTGAGCGGTCGTGCCGGCGGAGAGCGTGATGTCCAGGTCCTGGACACCGCCCATGACCGAGATCAACCCGAAGGGGAACGTGCCGATCTTCTGTGAGAAGGTACCGGTGGCACCGATGTCGGTGATTGCCAGAGAGACGTTGGTGAACTGGAACACGGTCTGGCGGATAGCGCCAGCGCCAGTGTCTTCCAGGATGGACAGGCCCGCCACGCTGTTGAGCGTGATGGTCTGATCCATCGAGTTGTTCTTGGGACGGTCCCGACGAATCGTCGGGGCCTGAGTCGTGCTCATGATGATCCTCGCTTGGTGTCGGAATCCGACAGGAGAGAGTCAGGAAAGGCGTTGGAAAGAACGAGAAAACCGTCGCGGCCTGGCGATCCAGACCGCGACGGTTTGTCAGAGGCGGCTGCTTAGGTCGTGCAGATGTCGTGAACGGCTGCACGCCACGGGTGCATGATGTCAGCGCCCATGTGGATGCTGGCCTTCATGAACACGGTGCCACGGCGGATGTCCTTCTGCATCTCGGGAACGATGCCGGTGGCGACCACGCTGCCGATGGCGGCGGTCGCATCCGAACCGTCGCAGAGAATCAGGCCGGCCGGCTCGCCGTACGCGCCGCCGACACTGAAGTCGCCCTGGTACTTGGTCGGGCCGCTGGTGAAGTTCGTGGTGGGGATTCGCCCATTCACGGGCATCACCTTCATGCCAGCCAGTTCGCCGATGAGACGACGATTGAAGGAGTTGGACGTGTCGGGCGTGTAGCGAACGTCGAAGATCGCCGAGTCCTGGTTGAGCACGCGCCGGATGTAGGGCGTGATCATCAGGTAGCGGCCGTCTTCCGGAACGTCGTCCTCGTCCATGTACTGAGCGATCTGCTCGATCGCCTGGCGGTACGCGATCGCACCGGCAGACGAAACGGCGTAGGCCGCCGCCACCGACGCGGCGACGCTCTTGACGCGGTTGCCGCCGTTGTGGATGTTGAGGCCGTTCTGGGTCACGGCAGCCGAGCGAGCGGCGAGAACCGACAGGCGGAAGAGCCGCTTGTCGTAAGCGCGGGCCAGCGAGTAGCCGAGCTTCTTGCCGAGCCGCTGGAGCACGTCGTAGTGCGAGAGACGCAGGTGCGTCTCGGGAACGTCAACGTGTGCCACGACCGGCTTCTCGTCGATGGCGATGGTTCCGGGCTTGACCTCGAACTGCTGGCCAAGCAGCTCGTCGCCGGGGGTGTGCTCTTCGGCGTCGGGCAGGTCGGAGAACATCTCGAACTGACCGCTGGCACCTTCGGTCAGGTTCTTCTGCGAGATGAGCTTGGGGAGCGTGCTCGTCTTCTCGGTGCCGCCGGGGACGGTGGTGGGGCTGGTGTCAAACAGGATGACCTGGTTGCGGAAGGCCTCTTCGGCGCTGCCGTAGAACACCTTGAGCGCGTTCGCGTAGTTGCTGCCCAGGAATTCCTGAGCATTCGTGCTGGACATGGCGTGTCGTCTTTCTGTGGATGGTGATGACGTGCGACCACCACCGCGCCGAGCTTTGCTCTCGTGGAGGGCCTACAGGGCGGCTTGTGGACTTCGCTCAGGTCTTCTTGACCGGAGCGCCGTCGGGAGTTGCGGGCTTCGTTACGGACGGGGGCTTGATGGCCGTCGGCGGCTTCGGCGGCTTCAGGCTCGGGGCCGTCGGCGGCTGGATCGTGGGCGCGGGAACCTGAATCGCGAGCGGCGGGGCGTCCGTGTCCTCGTCGCTGCCTTCGTCGGTGCTGTCTTCATCTTCGTCGGTGTCGGTGGCATCGGCGGGCGGCTGCTTGTCGGCCGGGGCCGTCTGTGCCCCGAGACGGCGCTTCAGTTCCGCGTTTTCGCGCTCAAGAGCCAGGAGTCTGCGGTTGGTGTCGTCGGGCTTGGACGCGACGCTGCCGGCACGGCCAAGTCGCTTGGCGGAGTCGGCGGTTGACAGAGCCTTGGCGAGGGCGGCTTCCTCGGACCCGCCAAGTTCCTTGTGCCAGACAGCGCCGGTGTACTTGTCAACCAGCTCGCACTCGATGTTGTTCGGACCGGCGATGTCAGCGCGGCCGGTGAACTTGTAGGTGGACTCCAGCTTTTCCAGCTTCTGCCCCTGTCCCGGCGTGATGAACAGACCCATGTGAAAACCTTTCTGCCGAGCATGAGCCCGGCGAATGCGCAAGTGAAATGACGTGAGTGGTGTGGCTTACTCGGCCGGAAGCTTCATGATGTCGGACAGGTCCATGCCGTCCAGAATCTTCTCGGCCGCCTTGTCGCCCGCAACGACGCGGGACATGAGCGAGCTGTACTCGGCCTTGTTCTTCGGCCTGGTGGTGGTCGGAGAAGGCGTCATGCCGGAACCGTTGCGGGAGCCGCCATGCTTGGCCGCGTACTCGGTGTTGAGGATGCGAACAACTTCGACGTGCATGGACGGGTCGGACTGCACCATCTTGTCGAACCGCTCCAGGCGCGCCTGGTCCACGTTCGACCTGGCCCAGTCCAGCACGACGCTGTACTGCTCGTCGCCGCCGGCGACCTTCTTGGCTTCGGCAACGGCGGAGTTGGCAGCGTCTTGTCGCGACTGATGGCCACGGGACGCCTCAGCCATTTCGAGCTGCATCTGACGATTGACGATCGCCTTCGGAATCTTGGCCTTGGTCTTCAGGTCGGTGTAGTCCTCGTCGGAGAGCTTGCCGTGTTCCTTGAAGTGCTTGGCGGCGGCCGTGCGGCGCTCGGGCGTGAAGCCGGCATGGGTGTAGAGCTGTTCGAGGTCCATCGAATCCAGGTCGGGGGCCTGCTGGCCGGCGAGCTTGAGAGGATCGGACTCGTCCTTCTTCGTGTCGGTTTCCGACGGCTTTTCGTCGGGCTTCTTCTCGCCTTCCTGGCCGGCCGGCTTCTGAGAAAGCGGCTCGATCTCTTCGGTCTTCGGATCGGTCTTGTTCTCTTCGGGCACTGTTGCGTCTCCTGTCTATGCCGCCGGCTGCTGTGCCGACGCGGCTGCTTGCTGCTCGGCGATGTTGCCGAGGGTGGTGACTGCTTGCTGGCCGGCGGCTTGCCGGTTCTGGGCCTGAATGGCAGCTTCAAGGTCGGCCTTGACCTGTGCATCCGTCTTGATCAAGCCAGGCTCGTTCACGAGGAAGTAGCGGGCCGCAACGCGCGTAAGGATGCCTTCGTCCAGGCGGGCCGAGTAGCGTGGTCCAAGCTTCTGGATGAGGTCCGCAAAGCTGAGGATCGACTGGAAGCGAGCCTGAGCCGCGAGCGCCGCGAGGCCTGTGAGCGGAACGGTCTGAACCGCACGGCCGATGAGCTTGCTGGGGATGGGGCGGATGATCTTCTGCCTGACCGCCTCAAACCTGGCACGAGCAAACAGGTTGGCCTGCATGTTCGTTGCGATCGATGCGTACACGCCGCCGGTGCCGTTGTTCAGCTCCTGGATCGTGGTTGCGGCCACTTCGTACTGCGTCGTTCGCTCGGAGTCGCGGACCGATCCGGTCGCGGACAGGAACGCGCGGCCAAGGGCTTCACGAACGTCGTCCCGAACCTGCTTGGTGATCGTGAAGTCGCTGACCTTGTCGGCCTTGAACAGCGCAACGTCGGCAGCCTCCCCGTTTTCGACTCGTCCATACGACACTCGCCCGTTGGTGCTGAGCATGTCGTCTTCGGTCAGGTCCGAACTGGGATCGATGAACAGGTGGAACCATGACGCGAGATCGGCGTGGTCGGAGAGCTTGTTGCAGAGGAAGTCGAGCTTGATGATGTCGCCGAAGTTGAGTCCGCAGAGCCCGTCGCCGTAGTGGTTGCCGCTGGTGAGTCGGTACGGCACCGACCACTTTGCAGGAACCTTGTCCTCAAACTCGTTGATGACTACGGCCTTGCCGTCGATCGTCGCTTCGCGCACAGTGACCCACAGCTCGGAGAACGGATGCCACTCCATCCGGTCGTAGACCTTCACCAGCCGTTCACTGACCGATTTCTCCATCACCTTTTCTTGGGTCAGCTCGGCCTTCTTCAACTCGTCCTCGTCGAACGAGCCGGGATCGATCTCTTGACGCGTGATGAGCTGAAGTAGCCGGCCGGTGCTGTCGCGGAGCACGCCGTAGTTGTCCAGGCGATAGTTCTTCACACGGAAGTCGTCGGTCAGCTCCTGGCACACGTCGCCGCACACCAGAATCTGCTCGAACGCATGGCGCTGGGCGTCATGGAAGCCGGCAACCAGCTCGTTCTTCTGGACGGTGCCGCCGCTCTCCAGCGCCGCCTGAATGGCGATGTCCTGCAGGAAGAGCCTGTCCTTGATCGTCTGCTTGACTTCGTCGCTGATTGACTCGTCACGGTCGAGAGACGGCGCGAGCTGCTGAGACGCGAATGGAGCGCCGGGCGGGAACGTGGATTGAAGCAGCGTGCCGGCAAGTCCAGACACCCAGCGAGCGCAATCGGACTGGTGATTGTCCGGGATGTCGCCGCCGTCGGTTTGATCCGGCTCTGGCAGGATGGACGGAATGCTGTTGGCCGCACACCGACGACCACGCTCCAGGTGCCGCTTCCGCTTGGCGTCCAAGTCGGCAAACTGACCAGAGACTGATTTGGTTGTCATGGGGTCTTGCGTTCTGCAATCTTGATCGCGGCCCGAACGTCGTCAAGGACGGAGTTCTGGCCCGCCTGAAAGGACAGCTTGTGCGGGTCGTTGAGATCGCTGGTCCGCGTCACGACGGCCGGCGGGTACTTGGCTTCCAGCGTCTCAAGCAGGTCCTTGAGAAGCGGAAGCGGGTGCTTGTGCAGCGGCGCGTGCGTCGGCTTGTTGGTCGCCTTCACGGAATCCCCTTGATGAGAGCAGACAGGGTCACAAGGGCGGGTGAAAGCGCCCAGAAAGGGACCGGAATGCCGGCCGACTTCAGGACGGCACGAACCATCCCGACACAGTCGCGGCCCGTCACGACAAGCCACAGGTGGTCCAGGGCGTTCTTGGAGCGGCGATAGCCCTTGGCCTCAAACGCCGACAATGGCTTGCCTCTGCACGCAGACTCCACGCCGATGAGTCCCCAGCCCATGCTGGTTGCCAGGCGGTTGTAGTTGCCCATCGCAAACCAAGAGCCTGTCCCGTCGATGAACGGATCGAGCACGACCTTTCCGTCGGACACCGCAACGTGCGAATAGCGCCCGGTCAGGAACTGGATCGTCCGGCCTTTCCATGTCTTTGCCGGTGGAGTGACCGCCAGCAAGACAATGAGAACGTCCGGTGCTGCTTCGGTGCTCAATTCACTTTCGCCGTGCTTGGTTGGACAGTGTGGCAAGGCAGTCCAGGGCGGGGCGGTCTTGGTGCCTCTCCTGGTGAGCGCACTGACCCCTTGCGGAGTCAGTCGTGTCGGATTCCGACACCTGCTAGCGCCTCTCCCGGAGCCGCGTCACAGTGAACGTGTTTGGTTACGGCATCGTTCCTTGCACCCTGCCGTCGAGCTTGGACAACGAGATAACCCGAAGGCCCCGGTAGTGTGTCAGTACGCCGGCCGGGGCTGCTCGATGGTTGCCCTCAGCAAGAGAGCAACCCCGCCCGCGACTATGACGCCTCGCGGGCTTCTGGCTTCATCCATGCGGGTCCGTCCGACATTGCTGCCGGGGCCGCTGTAACAATCGCCGGCGACGGGAGGAGCGCCGCCGGCTTGCATGTTCCGCTGTTGCTAGTTGAAGAAGTACGGAGCCCTGCGGACGTTGTCTAGATCGAACGTGCCACGCTGGGGCGGGTCAGGAATCTTGGCGTTGGGGTACATCGCTCGCCACTCGTTGCATTGCAACTGGAGCCGGTCCTTTGTGTAGAGTTCGATGTACCGCTCTCTCGTGACGATGTCCAGCTCGTCCACGTTTGCAGCGTGAACGCAATAGCCGTCATGGATCGCGCCAAAGTCGATGTCGCGGTCGTAGCAGTCCAGGCCGACCAGGTGCATGTGGGTCGCGTCCAGGCTGTGAGTGAAGTTGGGAACGATGGCGCTGGCGTGCTTCTTCGGGGATACCGGAACGTCTTCATCTTCGATGATGAGGGACAGCTTTTGAAGGATCGTGACGATCTGCACGACCCTGTACTTGCGATAGGGCTGCACGACTGGGAAGCCGAGATCGGTTGTCCAGCGGACCAGCTCGCCCGTCTTTGTGATGGCGTTCGAGCACGCGGTCAGCCACTTCATGACGCGGTTGGCACCGGCACAGAGCCGGTCCATCGCCTTCATCGTCTCGCGGGCCAAGTACAGAGCGACCTTGCGACGGAGCTTCCAGTCCTTCAGGCCAAGTTCAGGCCTTTGCTTGGACAGCTCAAACAACTCTTCGGAGATTTGATTCCTCGCACCAATGAGAGTCACCGAGTAGTTGCGGGTCATGACCGGGCGCTTGATGAGCTGCTTGGTCACGTTGCCGGCGATGGTCTTTGCTTCGACGTGGGTGGGGTGGTCCATGTCGGCGGCGTGCCTGTTGACTTCATCGGACACGAGCCCGGCAACCAGGACGTACAGGCTCTCGGGCTTATCCATGTCCATCATGCCGACCAGTCGAGCAAGCTCGGGGTCAAGCGACATGCCGGCCATGTGCTGCAGGGCGTTGCAAGTGCCGTCGCGCTGGATGGGTAGCACGGCAGCCTGGGCTGGATCGAAGATCGCGAGCACGGCCGCAAGGAACTGGAGCGGCTTGTCGATGTCTTCGGCCGCCCATGTATCGGCGGCGGCGTCAACGATCGTGCGGCAGTCGCTGATCCATTCGCTGGAGCGGCTGTCGTGAAGCCACTGGTCAACCCACGCGACGCGATCTTCGTAGCTGAGCTTGTCGCGGCCGGCGCAGTTGGCGGCGTGAACGTAGAGCCAATAGCGAGCCCGCTCACCGCTTGCGTCAACAGGCCTGCCAAAGACAAGCAGAGCCCTTGCAAGGTCGCCGCCGTGACGGTTCAAGTTCTGTGGGACTGGGTAGGCCCGGCTCCGGAAGTCGAGCTGGTGAGGGAAGAAGATTTCAGAGTGGTTCTGAACCCGCTCCACAACGGCGAGAATGCTGTTGACCTCGGCTCGCTTGGATCGGAGCGAGCGGTTCTCGTGCCGGACGATTGCGCGTTCGGTTCGCCAGGCCTTCTGGACTTCTTTCGGCAGGGTTTCGTAGTCGCCCGGGGCCTCGGGGAGCTGCTTGTCGTCATGCGGCGGGATGCCGGCGACGCCGCCTCCGCGTTCGATGATCTCGGCGACAACCTGATTGATCGACTGGTTGACGGACCACGCCGGCGCAGAGAGCGCCTTCATGCACTCGTAGGTCTTGGTGAGGTCGGCCTTGCGATAGGCCTCCTGCTGTGAGGGCTTGGCCTTGGACACCAGTGGCGTGCGGATGTGGACGTACCCGCCTTCAATCTTTCCGGTGGGTGCCTGTTGCCACGGCAGCGGCGGAACGATCATCGGCAGGTATCGCGGCCGCATGAACTGGCGGATGCCGTGCCCTTCTTCGATGAGGCGATGGGCTTCCCAGCACAGGCGGAACCAGTAGCGGGTCTTGTTCTGGGAGATTCGGGAGTCGTGTCTGAACGCAGGCTTGTGCTCCGGTCCGGGAAGGGTGGCAGTCTCCAGCACGAGCCCAAGCAGTTCGGAGCCAACATGGGCCGCGACGCGACGGGACCAGATCGGGTCCTTCAAGTTCTTGTTGGTCCAGTGCGACACCTTCTTGGGGGTCAGGCGTTTCACCCGCGCGGTCAAGTCCTCGAAGCTGTCGCGGTTCTCGTCCTTCAGCATGTCAAGCTGGGCCTCGGCGATGATCGCGAGCCCAACCGCATACGCCAGTTCGGAAACCGTGACGCCGTTGCTCGCCATCATGCAACGGCCGATGATCTCGTGAAGCGCCGCGACGGCGATCTTCATCGGATCGACCGCACAGAAGACCGGGCCGTAGATGGCGCGTCCGACGCCGGGCTCGCCGGTGCCGGTCTTCCGCTGCTCCTGTCGGATGGCCTCGGCAAGCGGCTCAACCCAGTGGAGCATCAGCCGCTCGGCCGGCTTCAGCGAAGCGCCGTCGCCGCGCTCGATAGCCTCCTTTGCAGCTCGCTGATACAGTCGAACGCCCTCATTGACCGCTTCGGTTTCAAGCGCAATCTGCCGGCCGAGCATCGTGTCGGCCAGTGGCGTTGTGGTGCCTTGTGCATCCAGCCCGCCAAGCAACATCGTTCCGTCCATGTCAATCCCTTCCGAGAACAACCCACACAATGAATCCGCACAGAACCGCCGCGATGCCGGCAAATCCCAGAACGGCGTATAGAGCCAGTCTCGCCCACTCAGGACTGAGGCATCCGCCAGCCGCGAGTGCAATGACGATTACGACAATGAAAATCAGGCAACCGCAGCCGGAGCTGCTTGATTCATCTTCCACGAGCGGCCCCTCCCTGTCGGAAACCGACACGCGACGCTACTTCTTCTTGACCGGCGTTCCGTTCGTATCGACGCCGCGCTTGGCGTGATTGCGAACCCACTCCAGGACTTCGTCCAGGAGATACACCATCTGCTTGCCGACGATGCGGGCCGGCAGCCCCATCTCGCGGCGGTAATACTCCAGGGTCTTGGCGGTGTTCTTCACGCCGGTCTTGTCCAGCCGAAGCAAGATCGCAGTCTCGGTGTCGTCGAGAACTTGCGGAGCCTGGCGGGGTGGATCGGTGGGAAGCCAAACGGTGGCGGTCGTGCTCATTCTGCGTCCTTGCTGCTGATGGTGAGAGTGACGCCGGGGTTGTCCGGCGAGATGTCCACTGTGACGGGGAGATGCGTGATCTTGTCGTCGTCGATCAAAACGTCGGCGGCTACGAGGCCGTCGAACGCGTACTTCAGAGAGGCAAGCAGGTTGTCGGGGTCGCGGCGGTTCTTCTTGCGAAAGCGGAAGTGGGCTTGGATGGTCACTTCATGGAGCCTTGAGCAGCGGTTCTGATCCGCCCGCCTGGCCCAGAAGGCAACTTCGCCCTTGAAGCGGTTCTTGGCGTCGCTCTTGGCGTGGTAGTGCGACCGCACGTTTGGCTTCAGCTCTTTGGGCGGAAGTGGGATGTCAACCGTGAGAATCACTTGTGGCTCATTTTCACGGGAGCCGCGTTGCGAGCAACGGCCTCGAAAAGCTCGCGAGTTGCGCCTGCCTGCTTCCACGTCCGAAGGTCCTTGACCTGCATCGGATGAATCACACGAACGGTTGGGCAGACTGGAACCAGGATCGCCGCAAGCCGGCTGCTGCTCTTGAGTCCGTCGCTGTCGTTGTCGCGGATGACAACCGTGTCTCGGCCCTTGACGTAGTGGGCAATGACATCATGGGCCACAAGCGCGGACGGCAGACCAAAGACCGGAAGGCCGAGGTCGATGGCGGCGGCGGTGTCGGTTGGGCCTTCGACGACCACGCATCGGCCTTGGTCGTCCTGGCCGGCCGGCGCAAACGTGCCGGTAGGAATGAAGACCGCGTTTGTGGAGCCGTCGATGGCGAACTTGTAGCCAGACCGACGGCGAACACGGAGGCCAACGATCTTCCGATGAAGGCTGTACATCGGGAACGTTGCCGCACAGTGCTCGCTGCACCAGCCGATGCCGACCGCACGCAGGGCCTGGGTGCTCACTCCAAGAGACTGGGCTTCCGCTCGCAGTTTCGCGGGCGTGATTTCGCTTCGCATCATCTCGTGCATCGCCGTGAAGTCGATGACTGGACGCTTCTTCATTCGCACGGATGGCGGCGGCGGCGAGTGCTGGCCGTCGATCTTGTAGAACGACTTGAGCCCGCTCTGCACGGAATGCCCACACCACACCATGCCGCGCTGTTGGTCGATGACGCAATAGCCTTCACGCCGGGTTGTCGGTTTCCGACAGATCGGGCATGGGTGCTGCTGGGTGCAAGACACTCCCTGGAACCAGACTTCACCGGTCTGGTGATTGACGCATTCAAAGCGGTACTCGCTCACTTCACGCCGCCTTTCTTGGCTGCTTCGGCAGCCTCTCGGGCGGTCATGACGGCGCTGGCGTCAACCCAAATCTCTGATCCTTGTGCGGCAACTCCCTGTCCCATCGCGTCAACGGGCGTGACGGCAAGCGTGTTGTCCTGGTTCGGCGTGTAGAGCAACCGCACGCGGACGTACGCGATCTGGCCTGGTCGGCCTTTGAGCATGGGGCGGGATGGCCAGTGAGTTGGATTGCTCATCCCACAGACTCCTGAACAGTGGCGCGGCGGCCCGTGAACTTGCGAGGGGTGGACTGTTGCCGGTGGGAGTCGATGAGCTTGCTCGCCTCGTCGAAGGTGGTGCTGAGCGTGTCTTCGGAGAGCCCGTTGCGGCGGAGGTACTGGGCCTGCTTGACTGTGCAAAGGCCGGCACGCTTCCTTTCGATGCACGACGAGATCATCCGCGACGCTTCCTTGCGGCTGATCTGACGGGCCGGTGCGACGCCGAACTTCGAGAGCACTTCCATCTGGGACTGAGACGCCGGCTCGGTCTGTGACCGCTGAATGTCGCGGTCGGGAGTCACATCAAGCACGTCGAAAGGATCAACCGAAACCAGGTCGAAAGACACGTCGGCGACGATGCCCTTGCGTCGATTGGCCTCCTGCGCCATCTTGACCCGAAGCTCTTCGGCCTTCTCCTTGGCAATCGACACCGCCTCGTCAACGGCCATCGGTCCGCGTTCTTCGATGACCTTCTTTGCGGCCTCGACGATTTCGGGCGGCGCGTCGCCGGCCAGAATGTCGGCGGCGGAGATGAGCTTGTGACGGCCAGCGTTGCCGACGAAGTCGAGCACGCGGCACTGTGGCTTGGAAGAGTTGGCGATGGCAGAGCACCGGCCCTCGGCCGTGTCAATGCCATCGACTACGCCAGGCAGCGTCCTGGTGCCGCGACCAACCATCTGGGCGTACAACGACCGGCTCTTGGTGGGCCGCGCCATCGCAACCATCTCGATGTCCGGGCAGTCGTAGCCCTCGGTCAACACGCCGACATTGACCATGTACTGGATCTTGCCGGCGGCGAAATCCTTCAGAAGCAGACGCCGCTGGTCCTTGGGCGTGCGGTCGGAGATGATCGCAGCCGACATGGGCTGGTAGCGGTTGATCATCTCGCACAGGCGCTCGGAGATGCGGAACGTCTCAGTCTCGTGCTGCTTGAAGCCCGGCGGTGCAAACACGATGGTCTTGCGCCACTCCGCGTACTTCACGATTCCCTGGGCGATGGGGTGAAGCACCTGCTCTGAGTCCATGATGTTGCAAAGCTCGCGGGCCGAGAAGTCCCCGCTTGCCGCCTCGGCCTTGCTGAAGTCCATGTCCAGGACGCGTGGGCGAGCCTGTTCGATGGGGCAAAGCCAGCCGTCCTTGATCGCTTGGCCAAGCTCGTAGACGTACGCGTGGCTCTCGAAGAGGCACCCGAGCCCGACGTTGTCGGAGCGGTCCGGAGTTGCAGTCACGCCCACGATCCGAATCTTCGGGTTCTTGTGCTGCAGGTGCCGGAGGAATGCACGCCAGCTCGGGCTGGTGTAGTGGTGGGCCTCGTCAACGATGACGACGGAGAACTCGGTTGGATCGAAGCGGTGCCCGCGACGAGTGAGCGTTTGGATGGAGCCGACGATGACCTGGGCGCGGCGGAGAAGCGATCCGTCGGCACGCTGATCGGCCATCTCGATTTCGCAAATCAGCCCGGCGTCCATCAGCTTGTCAGCGGCTTGCCGGACCAGCTCTTCGCGGTGTGCGATCACCAGCGCCCGACCGCCGCACTCGTCCAGCATGCGCCGAACGATCTCGCGGAAGGTGATTGTCTTGCCCGTGCCGGTGGGCATGACAATCAGGGTCGAAAGGATCATCCGCTCCCACTGAGCGAATACACCTTCGACAGCGTCGAATTGGTACGGTCTGATTTTCATGGGGAGGAAAATCCAGCCAGGCGGTTTCCCGCTTGGCCGGGTGGGAGAGCGATCAGGTTTCGGACGCGGGCGCTTCGGTGCCGTCGGCGGGAGGCGGAGCGTCAGTACTCGCCTCTTCCCCGCCGGCGGGGGCCTCGGCCGCTTCCGTGGCCTTGGCTTGGACGCGCTTCATGTGGGCGTCCTTCACAGACTGATCAAGCCGATCGAATACCGACTTGGGAATCCAGTGGCGGCCACGGCAGGCCTTGCAGTTCTCGTCGCATCCCGGCCCGAAGGGGCAGAGCGTGAACGGCCGGGCGAAGTCGATGCTCTTCGCCACGTTGGACATGTCGAACTTGATGGTCTGCATGTCCAGGCCAGCGCCGGCGGGAGACTGCGAAAGCCGGTCCAGGTCAGCGATGATCTGGTCCGTCCACTCCTTGATCTGGTCGAACGACTCGGCGTCCTGGAAGATCATGGCCAGATCGAGATTGTCGATCGCGATGCCCAGGCGGTCGTGCTCGATGACGCGCTTCGGCTTCTCGCCCTCGTTGGTCACGACGGAAGTGGGGGCCTCTTCCTCGGCGGGAGCGGTCTTCTTCTTGCCGGAAAGCTCGGCCCTGATCTCGCTCACGGTGGAGTTGTGGACGCCGACGTGCGCAGCGATCTGGCGATCGCTGCGCTTGCGACCGATCCGCCTGTCCAAGGCGATTGCCATTTCAACGGCACGCCGCTTGTCCTTGTTGGTCCGGCGAAGCCCGTGGTCCTGGTTGGCACTGGTCGCCATGTCGATCGCGTCGGCGACCGTGCCCTCATGCACGGAGACGTGCATCGTCTTGACCTTCAGCTTCTTGCACGCTGCCAGGCGGTGGAAGCCGTCGATGACGGCATACTTGCCGGCGTACTCGCCGTCGGTGAGCTTGACGACATCGATGCAGGGGATGTCCTTGCCGGACTGGAGAACCAGGGCGTAGTCCTCGACGGTTTCCTGGTCCATCTTGACGCGGGCCTGGAGTTCATCCAGGACCAAGATGTCTTTGATCTTGATCTCGGTGAGCGATTGGGCTTCGGCGGCCGGGGCCGTCTCGGCGGGTGCGGGAGGGGGATCGACGGTGGGGGTGGTGTTGTCCATAAAGCAGGCCCCTGACCTTTCAGCCGGGGGCGTGGTCGTCGTGTTCGGTGACGAAGCCCGCCGCGTATGTCACGTGCGGAGTGAGGTGCTTAGAAGGGGAGGTCCGCCGTCTCGGCGATGTTCTTCCAGTCGTCGGCGGCAAACTCGCCCTCCGACTTACCCGACGCCTTGATCGCGGCGCGCCACTGAGCGGTGACTTCCGGAATGGTCTTGCCCTCGGCCGTGAGCTTGTCTCGGAAGTAAGCCCACGCGGACGCCTTGTCCTTCACGCCGTCAAGAGCGGGCTCTGCCGGCGCGTCATCGGGGGGAGGCTCGGCAGCGGCCGGGGCCGGCTTCGCCGTGGCGGCGCGAGCGGGAGCCGCCGTCGCGGCCGGCTTTGCGGTGGCGGCCTGGGGAGCACGGACGCGGATCGCGGGAATCTTCTTGCCCTTGAAGAGAACGTTGGGATCGACGTACAGCTCGATCTGCGTGCCCGCCCAGTTGTCGTCGTCGTCTTCGCCCGTGATGTCAACGATGGACTGGAAGTTGGTCTTGTTCAGACCAAGCTCGCGCTCGTCTTCCTCGAAGCTCGCGACGCGCTGCTCGGAGCCATCGTCGAAGTTGCCAGTGCGGCAACCCGCAATGGTCAGCGTCAGCGTGCCGTACTTGCCGCTGGCGAGCTTGAGATCGTCAGCCTTGAGGAAGGCCCCCTTATACACTTCGCCCATCTTCATTTCTTGCTCCTTGACTTGGTGAATTGGGTGTTCAACTTGACAAGACCCCTCTTGGGCTTGCCGGTCTTCAGGTCGGGAACGGTGGTGGTCTTGAACAGCGGCGAGTCGTCGCCAAGAGCGGCCTTAGCAGCGCCCGGCTTGATCGCATCGCTGGAGAGGAACGTGGCGAACGTGGCGAGGTCGCCAGCGGAGTGGGCAAGTAGCGCGTCCAACGTCGCAACAACGTCGGTGCATTCCGTTTTCTTCTCGGTGCCGACGTAGTAGCGAATGTCGCCGACCGTGATGTCGCCGTGCGTGTTGATCACCAGGATCGCGGCATCCTCGGCGAGCTTGTTGAGTTCACGGGTAAGCTGCTTCAGGCGATCGACGTGCCCGAGAACGGAGATGACCTTCTCTGGGGCGTCGGCGGCAAGCTGGACATCAGGCGACTCAAGCTCGGTGAGCAGGTCCCGAATCGTCTTGATGAGGTCCATTTCCATCGGTCGCGTCCCTGTCACGGGGCCAGTTGGTGGTGAAGTCGCCTTGTCCGAGGATTACGGCTGGGCCGGGGTGTCGGAATCCGACAGCTCTAAGCCGCCGCGTCAGTTGATGGTTCGCCCTGTTCAG